GAATTCCATTAAGCCCGCCACTGAGCGGGCTTTTTTCTTTTCAGTACATCAACTAACGTAATCCTGACGAGTAAAATTACTACGCTATGTTTCACAGCAACGTAGCGGCAGTAGCCTATGCTTTGAAAGCACATTATTTGCTGTGTGCGATGGCTTTCCCCATTGGAATTTGTGTCTTCTTGCCCGCCATAGAGCGGGCTTTTTTAAGCCAACTCCTCTTGCCAGAACAATCCTAACTTCATGACTTGTAGGACCATTCCCACATCGCAAGACCTCTCACACTCCTAACCTGTAAAGGCTACACGCATACAGGATGTTGCGCGTTAGCTGTACGAGATTTGCAGGTTAACCCTGTGCTGAACCACTTTGCCCGCCATTGAGCGGGCTTTTTGTGCCCATCTCTAAAGCTCACGGCTTCCATGCCGATAACATAGTGTCCAAAGAGACATGCCCCAAGGGCTAAAAAAGACTATATACAGCATCTCTGCCCGCCTCGTGCGGGCTTTTTTATAAACGCAACGCTAATTTAATCAACCGCTTACGCTTGCACATATAGCGACCACTGCTAACCTGACCATTACTGGCTCGGATGCCAGCTATGAACACATCAACAACTAAATTCCTACCACGTTGTCCGTCATCTCTCCTCGAGTGGCGGGCTTTTTTGTGCCTGCCGATCACCGCCAAAAATAAATTCACGCCAAAATCATACACATAACGTGTTAAACGCATTTTATACACAAATCGTGATTGACCATTAAATCACAATATGTGAATATTATTTCCATCAGCAGGACGCAGTAACCAACAGGATGTTGGATCGCTCTTTAACATTGATGGGGTTTATTTCTCCCGCCCTTGTGGGAGACCAAAGAGCAGTTGGCTTTGGGATTGGATGAATGCGCAGGCTGATGCGCGACCGATGTATACACAGTGCCCATGGCAAGCCGTAGCCAACCGGCGCCTCAAGACAGAGTCACTGGTAGTGCGGGCGCTCTAACCAGTATGCCGAATGAGTTAACAGCACCGGCCATCCAATCACCTAAGCCAATTACCGGAGGTAAATATGTTTGCAGCTACCAATAGCGTCAGCCGTCGCTACCTCAAGCGTGGCGAACTGATCGCAAAACGCCGTGCAGAAGCGGCTGAAGGTAAAGCCCGCGTTGACGTCAGCGCCGAGCGCGTTTCGCGCGCTGTATCAGCGCCGAGCCCTCGCGAAAAGCACGAAGATGGCGCCATGTGCCTGCCCGCCGTAGCGATTTACAGCGCCGGGCATCGCAAGGTTCGCAAAGACGCAACGCACATCATTAAGTGAGGAACCATGAATCTCTGTTACACGATTTTGGCTGGCAAATGGGATGACGGCGAAGAGAACATTAAGTTCTGCGATGACGTCGCCAGCATGGAAGAAGCTCAGCAAATCATCGCTGAAAAGCAACTGCACACCTACCCCATCTGCCGGGTTGAGGTGACAGGATTCCAAGCCGCATAAGCGGCTTTTTTTACGCCCAAATTCAGGAGATACGTGATGCAGCAGCCGATTGAAATCAACCGCCTCGACATCGTGTTCGGCGGCAAAGCTATGAAAATCCTCCCGGCCTATAACGACACGCCTGGCGAATTCAAAGAGATGGGGAATCGCTGGAACAAGTTCATCAGTCAGTGGTTCTTTAACGGACTCGATAAGAGCGAATACCCGACTGCTAAGGAAGGCGTAAACCTCAACCTGGCGCTTTTGAATATCAAGGCCTGCCTCGTTGATTACGAGCCGAAGCATGAGCACAAAATCGCGGGCGCGGCTTATCTGGCGTCCCAGTGGTTTAAGTGACACCGCAATGGCCTGTTACGACAGGTCATGACGGTGCATTTGCACCAGACGTGCAATGAGCCGCAATGCGGTATGAGAGTTTTTCGCCTTTGGCTCCTGCAGGAATGCAGGGGCCATTTTTTTAACCAAACCACCCCAACTCATTTAAGGATGTCCACGATGAATCTTGCGATCGCGGGCGGCACCATCGTGGATGCCGCTCAGCTTTATCCTTCCCAGTTAACCCGCTTAACGGAACGCCTGCGCACTATCTGCCGCTGGCTGACCGACACCATGAAACAGCCAGGGAGACCCTGATGAAGATTCGCTATTTCCAGAAAGCGCAGGAGCTTTCACGAGAGGCCCATCTGTTCGGCGACAGCGCGAAGTGGGCCATGGCAATGCTGTTGTTACGGAGAGCGCACCAGTGAAACTTTCATGGCGAGCAAAACAGGAAGTCGAAGAGATCATGAAAAACCTCTCCGAAACCGATTTAGAGCGCATCGGCGATGAAGTCGACGCGATGATGGACCAGCACAAAATTAACCCGCTGATGACGGCGCTGTGTGCGTTTCTGCCGAAGCATTTCGATTATCCCGCTGCCGAGTTGGTCGACCAAGACGACGAGCAGTACGAAGCCGCTGAAAATTTCCTGCGCGATGCGCTGGTGAAAGTTGCTAAGCGGCACATGGCGATCGCCATCTGGAAAAGCAGACACAGCTTCGATGAGGTGGCGTGATGGAGCCCGGCATCTATTACGACATCAGTAACGAGTCGTACCACAGCGGCCCCGGCATCAGCAAATCGCAGCTGGACGACATCGCGATCAACCCGGCCATCTTTCAGTGGCGCAAAGAAGCACCCGAGGACGAAGAGAAGAAATCTGCACTGGATATGGGCACAGCCCTGCACTGCCTGCTGCTGGAACCTGAAGAGTTTGATCACCGCTTCATCGTGGCTCCCGAATTTAACCGCCGGACCAATGAAGGCAAGGCGAACGAAAAAGCCTTTCTGCAGGACTGCGCCGGGCTGGGCATGACGGTGATGGATGCCGAGGAAGGCCGCAAACTGAAGCTTATGCGTGCCAGCGCCCTCGCCCACCCGGCCGCGCGCTGGCTGCTGGAAGCTGAAGGCCATCAAGAGGCGTCCATCTACTGGAACGATGAGCAGACCGGCGAGCTTTGCCGGATCCGGCCAGATAAGTTTCTCTCTGGTCAGCCCGTCATCGTCGACGTGAAGAAAGTGGCTGATATGTCCCGCTTCGCTCGCCACGTCGAAGAGTTTCGCTATCACGTTCAGGACGCCTACTACCGCGAAGGCTTCAGCAAGCACTTCGGCGAATACCCGCTTTTCGTTTTCATCGCCGTCAGCGAGTCGATCGACTGCGGCCGGTATCCGGTGCGTACTTTCCAGCTGCAGGAGGACGATGTTGCAGTGGGCTACGACCTCTTCCGCCGCGACCTGAATACCTATCACGAATGCATGCTGACCGGTAACTGGGGCGGCATCGAAGAAATTACGCGCCCGGACTGGGCCAAAAGGAAGGATTACGCATGAGCAACGAAATCACACACGCGCCGGTCAATGAGGCCGACACCAAAGCGGCAATTTTCAGCCCGACGGGCCTGCAGAAGCTGCAGGCGTTCGCCGAAGTGATGGCACTGGGCAAAGCCACCGTCCCGGCCCACCTGGCGGGCAAGCCGGCTGACTGCCTGGCTATCGCGCTGCAGGCTGCGCAGTGGGGAATGAACCCCTACGCGGTAGCGCAGAAAACGCATCTCGTTAACGGCACGCTGGGTTACGAGGCACAACTGGTAAACGCAGTCATCACCAGCTCTACGGCCGTGCAGGGGCGCTTCAAATATGAATACGGCGGCGACTGGGAGAAGTTCAAGCCCGGCGCAGCTAACGCGGCGAATGAGCGCGGTCTGTTTGTCCGGGTCGGCGCCGTGCTGCGCGGCGAGACGGAAATCACATGGGGCGAGCCGCTCTTTCTGGAGTTCGTCACCACCCGAAACTCTCCGCTCTGGAAAACAGCGCCGAAACAGCAGCTGGCTTATCTGGCCGTCAAATACTGGGCGCGTCTCTACTGCCCTGACGTCATCCTTGGCGTTTACACCCCGGATGAGTTCGAACCGGCGCAGCGCGCGGAACGCGACGTTACCCCGGCGCGCAGCCGTGCGGAACTGAACAACCTGATCAACAGCAAGCCAGAAGCACAGCAGCCCGAGCGCGAAATTAACCCGGCGACGAACACCAGTGCACCAGTGCGCACGCCGGACGAACTGCTTGCCGATTTCACCACCGCCGCAGCTGAGGCTGAAAACGTTGCTGGTCTGGACCGCTGCTACAAATACGCGGCACGCATGCTGGCGAATGAGGCTGACACGCTCGAAAAAGCCACTGATGTTTACCTACTGCGCAAAGCAGAACTGGACGAAAAAGGAGCCAGCAATGCGTAAGCTCGCTCAGTATCGCCGGAACACTCACCCCAACAGCGGCTTTAAGGAAAAGGTTGCCTGGCAGCTTTCAAAGGGACCACGTACAGGGCGCGAATTAAGCGCCTTTTTTCATATGACGCTCGGCGAGTTCAACGGGCTGATGCGCGGCTGCCTGCGCGGTAAAACGGTTGTTATCGAAGCCAGTGACCCGGTTCCGGTCGATAGCTGCATCGATTACACCTACACGCTGATCCGCACTCGCCGCATTGTCAGCTCCCACCCCGAAACCATGATTGTCAGCCGCCGCTCGTTCGCCGAGCGCGGCGAGGACAAACGTCAGCAGAACATTATCGCAGCTGAGAAGCGCGCCCGGCTAATAAGCCGCGGCTGGTATCCCGGCTGCCTGGAATAGTTTCGCCGCTCAGCGGCACAGGAGATGACAGATGAATCACAGCGATATTGAACATATGGCGCAAGGCTTTCCTCCTTCGCTTATTGGAAAGGACCATGAAGAGGTTGTTACCGTCTTGGCAACTTCATTACAGGCGGCCCAGCAAAAGCTGGATTCGCTGGCGGCGGAGAATGCATATCTCCTGCCAAAAGCCGCAAGCGAACTCTCGAAAGCCTGGGTGCTGCACAAATACTGGGTAGGCATCCAGGCGGCACTTATGCACCTGCGGGTCGGCCGCATTTATGAAGCTGAGGAATGGCTGCAGAGCACGGTCGCCGGTCCGGGTATTGAGGCTCCCAACCTTAAGCTTACAGAGGACATAGACGCTTGGGCTACTGAGCAAAGCCAAGACAGCATCAGCTATTCGCGCGCGCTGGAAATAATGAAAGCTGAAACCCCAGCCACTGAAGCCGCCCTCAACGTCATCCGCACCGAAGGCATAATCATGTTCGCCAGTAAGCAACTGGCCGCCGCTGGCGATCTGGAAAGCACAATCACCCTGGAGCGTTTGATGCTCGATGCAGAAGAGTTCGCCGGGCAGCTGCGCGGCAGTCAGGAGGCGAAATGAAAGAGCCAATCGTTGTAATGTATGAATCCCCAGAGGCGGCAAGCATTCAGACAGTAACGGGATGGGTTGACCGCATCGGTCGTTTTTGGGGTAAAGACGAACACATGGCCCGCTACGCTGGGAGTACTCATCGCATCTGCGATAAAAATCCAGATCATGGGGCTCGCGCCACTAATGGTTATTGCGAAAAGTGTTGGGAAGAAAGTCGCCAGGCGAAATTCATCTCATTAGAGAAAAAGCCATGGGCGGGCGAGCCTCTAGTCATCTTCGACGACGACACTTACTTTTTCGATGCTGAATCTCTCGCAGATTACTGCTGGGAAAATAATGTACTTCCAAGTGAGCTACAGCTGCTTATCTGCAAGCCTAATTATCCACGCGAAATCGACATGGTTGATCATTGCGAAGAGATTATTCCTGATGGCGGCGATCACCACGACATTCCCGAAGCTATCTGGCAGGCAGCTGAAGCGCTGAATAAGGCCATTCGTGAGAGCTCGCCTATCTCATGGTCTGGCGGTGAGTTCGCGGCGATCGTCTCTGATGACATGCTGACAGATGAGCAGAAGGCTGAAATTTTTGCTGAGCGCGCCAGCGCCGGTAAGGATGGGGCGTAATGAAAACCTTTCTGGTCTGGTGTCCTGATATGGGTGCTGAGCGCGAAGATGCATGGGAAATAGAAGCTTACTCCGCCGAAGCAGCAGCTGCACAGTGGGCTGAAGAGGAGGATAGCTACAGCGCCGAATACAGCATAGTCAGTGGTCGAGAAACGCCTGTTGTTTATGTGGCGGAAGGTGATGGGCCAGCGCAGGCGTTCAGGGTTAATGGCGAAGCAGTACCGACATATTACGCCCGAGCCATCAGTGCAGGAGGTGAATGATGCAGGCATATACGGAAGAAGATAGAGCGGTACTGGCTGGACTGTGCCGAATTGAGATTAAGCGCTGGAAGGCTGCATCAGAGTCTAACCCGAACATGCGATACATGGTCGAGCTGATGGATACCGCCCTGGCTGCGCTGACGACTGAGCCAGTGACACTGCCAGACGACGGGCTTGATGACTGTATAAGGGACTGGCCAGATCAATGGCGTAACGACTTTGATACTGGTTATAACTACGCGAGCTGGCGCTATGAGCAAGAAATGGAAAAAGCAGGGGTAAAATTCACACGCGATGACTTCTGATATACTGTTCGCATAAACAGTATATTGGTGGATATATGCGCAAATTTGTTAGCGCCGGCGCAGCGTTCTACATGCTCGACCGGGGAGAAAAGCTCACGAAGCGCGAGCTATTTCACCGCTACGACCCGGTGAGGTTTGTCATCTGGCCGCGCGGCGATAAGTGGGACTTGCTCGAGCGCGTGGGTAACGAATGGGTGCGGTTAACTGACCAACTATTCGACACCGAGAACGCGGCATTCGTGTTTGCCTACGAGAAGTTCTGCAATGAGCAAGACGGAGCCCGCATGAAATAGCGGTATACTCATCGGAGGAGGTAAGCTCATGTCACACAATATCGCAGCACGCAGCAAAGAAGAGCGCGACCGGATGAACGTCGACCTGGCGGCGTCTGGCGTTGCTTATAAAGAGCGCATGAACATGCCGGTCATCGCGTACGAAGTGGAGATGCAGCAGCCGGAACCGTTGCGCGGCTACTTTCAGGAGCGGCTAAAGTTTTACAGAGAAGAGTCGATGAAGTTTCCACGGGGAACGGACCCGGTTTATCAAAGGGAGGAGAAAATTTGAGTTGGCACCATGGAGACTACATCAATCTAATTTCATCTATTGGGGGATTAGGATCGGCGGTATTCGCTGCATATGCTACTTACCAAGCAAGGAAATCAACCGAAATATCAAAAATGTCCTTAATCAGATCCGAGAGGCAAAACGAAGTTTCACGATTAATGGATGAGCTTGTCAGATTTGCAGAAAGGTGCAACTCAAGCCTTGCTGAGGACGGACATGTTAAGGAAAATATTGAAAGCATTAACGAAGTTGCAGCCGCTTGTCATTATGCATTCCTTGCCATAGAACGCTCTGATTTAGATAAAAAAGATAGAGATTTGCTAATTCAATTTTTCATCCGCCAATTAAGACCTGGCATAAATGGAGAATTTGAACATGGGTATGTATTACTTAAACTTGGAATGTCTAAAACTGACAAGGATTTGCGTACGCTGTATCGGAGAATTCAAGGGTTTCTTGACCTAGAAGATCCTGTGGATATACCTGAGCCGAGCAATGTCTAAATTTATAACCACCCTAGCGGTGGTTTTTTTACGCCCAAAATCTGGAGATAACCATGAATTTTGCAGATCCGATTGATGAAGCAGCAGAACGCGAGCAGCAGCTGATAGAGGTGGCTTTGGCTAACCGGCCAGTGCCGCAGATGACTTACACGGGTGAATGTCACTACTGCGAAGAGCCAATCGACAAGGGGCATTTTTGCAGCGATGAATGCCGCACCGACCATGAGCGCATTCAGCATGCTCTTCGCAACCAAAAGGTGGCATGACGCCGCAGACTGAAAACGCACTAAGGGCCGTAGCGCGTAAGTGCAGGAGCGAGATTCTTAAAGCCATTGATGGCAGGCCTAAATCAGAACACGACCGCATCATAACCTCCCTTCTCGATAAGCATGCCAAAACCGTTCAATGCCTCCCGCCTGGCACATTCCCGGCAAAGCGCTGGCTGTCTTTCTATGTGCGGCAGGTTGATAAGGAGATACGCCAGTGAATATCGTTAATGACTATGGCGGCAGCACTACCCCGCCCGAACACCGCGACAGCTGGCAAACGCCGCCGGAGATATTCGCCGCGCTGAACAGGGATTTTCGCTTTGTGGCCGACGTGGCCGCCAGCGCACATAATCACCTGCTGCCGGTTTACTTCACAGAACAGGATGACGCGCTTACGTGGGACTGGGCCGGAAAACTGCCGCTGGGGTTCACCTGGTGCAATCCGCCCTATAGCGACATCTCTCCCTGGGTGAAGAAAGCCGCGGAGGAATGCCGGAAAGGGATCGGCACCGTGATGCTTGTTCCCGCTGACACTTCGGTCGGCTGGTTCAGCCTGGCGCGGAACTCATGCACCGAGGTGCGCTTCATTATCGAAGGCCGCCTCTCGTTTATTCGCGCTGATACCGGCAAACCGGTCAACGGCAACAATAAGGGATCGATGCTGCTGATCTGGAACCCGTTCGCCTCAGATTTTGGCATAACCGGGTATGTCTCGCGTGACACGCTGATGGCGATCGGACGGAAGTTATTGTCTGACCGGGAACCGGCCGATGAGCGCGCCGCATGACCGCCACCAGAAAGAAGCCGACATGGGCTGGATTATCACTAATCTGGCCCTTTTTATTTGTATCGTGCTGGCCTGGCTATGGCCGCCAAAGGAGTAGATATGAGCCTTGATGTAATGCCCATTTCAGCATACTGCCAAACCACAGGAGAATCGGAGGAAGCCATTAACAAACGGATACAAAGGAAGATCTGGAGGATGGGGGTTCACGTATTAAAAGTGGACGGCGTCCGGGAGCGCTGGATAGATACAGAAGAGGTGAACCGATGGGCAAGAAGCAGCAAGGATCCGCTTTACCGCGCGGAATAACCGTGCGGCGCCATAAGACTGGCGAAACGCTGCAGCTGACATTTACGTTTAATGGCGTCCTGTGCAGGGAGCCATTATCGGGAATGGAGGTGAATGCACGAAACATAAAGTACGCCGAGCGGTTTCTGGGAGAGATTCAGAACCGCATCGCGTCGGGGGATTTTAACTACCTGCAGTACTTCCCCCGCTCAAAAAAGGCCGCGCTGTTTGGGCATCAGAAGAAGAAAAAGACGGTAAAGGACTACCTGGAGGAATATCTGGTTATCAGCGAGAACCGGAACCTGTCACCCTCTACGCTGGACGGCTACAGGAAGTGCCTGCGCGCGCTGAGGGTGCTTCACAACATCTACGTGACGGAGCTAACGCCGGCGGCACTCAAAAACTGGGTGTCGACGCAAAAGACGAAGCTGAAGACTATTCGAAATCGCCTGTCCTTTTTGCGTAGCGCCATTGATGAAGCGGTAACAGATGGGCTTATCAGTGATAACCCTGTCGCGCACATCAGCGCATCTCGCTACTTCTCCATTGAGTACGGAAACACTGAGGAGTACGAGGTCGACCCGTTCACGCCGGCAGAAATCAGCATCATCTATATGCACTGCCTCTACCCACAGTGGAAGGCGACATTCCAGTTTGCACTAAACACCGGCGTTCGCCCTTCCGAATTATGTGCTCTGCGATGGCGAGATATAGACTTTGAGAGGAAGACGGCGTTTGTGCAGAACGCCGTTGTTGAGGGGGTGGAGAAATCAACGAAGACGCGCGCCGGCACAAGGAAGATAGATTTGAACGAGGAGGCGGTCGAGGCGCTCAGCATCATGAAGCAGTTCACGCAGCTGAAGAGCGAGTTTGTATTCGAAGATCCGCGAACCGGCGAGCCGTGGGCTGGCTCAGATGCTATTCGCCAAAAGGCGTGGCGCATCATCATGCGCGAATCAAAGCTCAGGTATCGCAACCCGTATCAGACGCGTCACACGTTCGCGACGATGCATATCAGCTCAGGGGCCAACCTGTTCTGGCTATGCAAGCAAATGGGGCACAAAGGACCGGACATGCTGTTCAGAAACTACGGCTCGTACCTGGTCGATTACGATGGGCATCTGTCGAGGCCGGGGATCAAAACCGGAAGCGAATAACGGGGCAATTTGAAGAAAAATGCACGTGTAGTGCACGTGAAAAAGGATCCTTTTATGAAGCTATTTAATATCATTAGGTTACGAAGATATGAACGCGGGTTCGAATCCCCCTCTCACCGCCACAAATTCAAGAAAATGCCTGAACTCGCGTTCAGGCATTTTTTTTTTGCATATTCCTCGATGAGAGGGGTATGAGAACCCCCGCCGGGGTTCGACAACGGGCGCAGCCCGTTAGACAGCGGAGCCTGCGACGCTGCCCGCAGGGCGAGCGCAGCGAGTCAATCCCCCTCTCACCGCCACAAATTTTGAAGAAGAGTTTGAACGAAAGTCCACACTCTTTATTTATATTTCTTGACGGTAAGCAAGAAACTTTTTTATGGGATTGCAAAAAAATCACCAACCATGTATTAACTTATCGTATAAACACGCCAATTTTTTAAAATAACTTGCATATGTTGATTTGTCTGGATTAAGCTTTTCTTCATTTTTTATTAAAAACTCTCTTACTAGATCAAGATCAAGTTTGCTCATTAAAAAAGGCAAATGCATTGCAGCTGCTTCTGGTGTAGAATGCTCAATAATATATCTAGTATCCTTATCTTTGAATTTTTTCACAAAAGTCCGAAAGTATCCTTTACATTGATAGCTCACTTCATTTCTCAAAACCCATTTGTCCAAATTAAATTCAGAACTCCTATATTGTTCTTCATTAACAATACCTAATTCTCTAAGATATTTAAAGACAGTTATGTTTGGTGAAAAACGTCCTGCATTTGGAATAACGTCCCTTAAAATGCTAACTGCATCATAAGCACCATCTTCATACAAAAGATCATGGAATAGGTTCATGTTGTTTATTTGTGTATAGCCCAGTTTACCTACTTCATCTTCTTTTTTTCTGGCCTCAGCAACACCAACTCCAACAACAAATTCGACGTCATCATGTTTTTCTACCTCATCTATGTCAACTACATAAATTTTTGAATCAGTAGAATTTGATTTAACGACTTCATATAATTGCTCCTTACAGTACCGAAGTATGCGGGCAGGAATTTTCCTTTTATTTGATTCTATCGCCTCATAAATAGGGATTAAATTATCTGTCCTTATTAAAGTTATTGGGATTTGTGTTCTTTCTATAGTTGTAAAAGTTTCAGATATCGAAGAATCAGTAAGCCCTTCTTCTCTATCTACAAAAATTAGGTTATTCCTTAACTGTGGAATATTTTCTTTGGTAATGCTGCCAACTTACTGATTTAGTGTATGATGGTGATTTTAAGGTGCTTGCGTGGCTT